GCGAGATTTGGAAGTGGCGAAAAACGTGTGTGTACGGAATCCACAGTGCGGCCCCGACGTATTCGTGCGGCTGGAGGTCGACGTACTCCGTCAGCACGTAGTGAACGGCATCCAATATGGTTGGATCGTTGCTGCTTGATGCTGACGTCGCACCTGCGGCCTTCTTCGCGGCCTTAGCCGCTTGGTACTGCTCGTGCTGGCGCTGGACGTCAGGAATGTCGCTTAGACTGAGTCCGAGCTTTTGGAGCAAAGCGAGGAGCTTTGCAGTGGCGACCGCGGCTTCGTTTCGGATTTGCTCATTGGCGTTTTTGTGAGACGCGCGTTGAGCCATCTCGAACAGCGACACAATGAGACGGCAATCGTCTTCGAGAACACTAGCAGCCATACACATTCCCCTCGGTGGGATACGGTATGACTAGCACCGCCTATGTGGGACAACAAGTGGTCCCACGATATTAAATGTGGTCCTATAAATTAAAATGGTCCCATTGTCCCGCTGTTATCCTGCTTCGATCTCCCCGTCCTGCGCTTTGAACGCGGCCTCCATGATCTCGGCCGCGCCGGCATCCGTGTTCGCGAATAAATGGCCGTACACGGTCAATGTAATGGCCGCTGATGCGTGTCCGATGCGCCGGCTAATGGTCAGCACGTCCAGACCGGCAGCGATAAGCTGGCTCACGTGCGTGTGGCGTAAGCCATGCAGTTTGCAGTCAATGGCCAATGCTGACATTGCCTGAGCGAATTTCTGTGACAGCCAGTGCGGCGCCCGTAATCCGCCGTCCCAGCGGGCGAAGACCAGCGAATCCTTCGGTGCCCGTCCCATGCCAAGCTTGAGCCGGCGTTCCTGCTGGCGGGCTTGATGAGCCCGCAACTCGGCGACCAGCCAGGGCGAGATCGTCACGCTGCGCTTGCCGGCCTTGGTCTTGGGCGCCTTGATTCGTAGTCCGGCTTTGGTCTGTTCGACAGCCCGCTCAATCCGGACGACACCCTTGTCCAGGTCAAGATCTTGCCAACGCAAAGCGAGGACTTCACCGCGGCGGGCTCCGGTACCAAGAAGGAACGAAACGATCGGGCGCAGAGCTCGGCCATTGAGGTGGCGTAATACGACTCCGATCTGGTCTGCGGTAAGAATGGTCATCTCAGTGTCGGGCGCCGGCGGCGGACTGACGACTGCAGCCGCATTCTGCGCAACTACGCCCCACACCACTGCATGGCCCAGGGCCCGGTGCAGCACGCGGTGAACGTAACTGACTGAGCGCGCCGCTAGGGGGCGGCCGTCCTTAGCCCCGGATTTTTGGAGTTTACGGTACAGCTCAACCAGGTGCACCGGCCGCAATTTCTGGATAGCCAAACCGCCAATATGCGGGGTGATATGCCAGCGAATCGCTGTGCGGTGCCGTTCCAGGGTTTTGGCACTGAGATGCGCGCCAGCCCAATCCTCCACCCATCGAGCAAGAAATTCAGCGACAGTTGCCTTGGAAGGGTCGACGCTTTGCCCCGCTACGTGCTGGGTAATCAGACGAGCGAGCTCGGCACTAGCTTCACGCTTAGTACCCTTGAAGCTGACGTAACGAATTTTGCGCTTGCCGGTGAGAGGATCTGTACCGACATCGAATTTAAGTTCCCATGATTTGGCGCCGTTGCGCCGGATGTGTCCGCTCATTGTTTTCCCCCCGACGTGTGCATGCGACGAACCAATATCTTCGCTTCCGTCTCGATCATGTTCGTTACTTGTTTGACTCGAATGACCGCGTCTCGAATTGCGTCTTGTTCATTTCGTTCAACCGCCTTGACGAGCGCCTCCGCGGCACGCAGCAGATCGCCCTGCTTGTTCAGCTCATGAAAGGTTTGGCCGAAACGCTCCCACGCATTCCGCATATCGCCGGCGATCTCCTCGAGCGACCGTTGTTCGCCTCCTTCGAGACTCTGCTCTAGCCGCCAGCGGATTTCGTTGTTGAGACTGAAGTGATGTTTCTCGGCTTCGTCGGCGAGCTTGCGTCGCAAGCTCTCCCTGATTCGCAAATTGACATGAGCGGTATCGGCCGGTTTGCGGGACATGATCTGAGACCCCCCTGTGCAAAAGTAGGACGTGATGGGACCAAATGTGACGCAACGGGATGGTATTACCACTTTTTAAAGCCGGACCACAAGTGTCGTTGACGGCACAAATGGTCTCGCTGTACTCTAAACTGGTCTCATTTCCCAGGAGGCCATTTCATGTCCAAACGTCACGCCGCCGCGATTGTGCTGGAACCCGCAGAAATCCCGGCGACGATCTCCGTGCCGGAGGCCGGCAAGCGCTATTTCGGCATGTCCAAGAATGCGAGCTACGACGCGGCTGCGCGTGGCGAGATTCCGACTGTGAGGGTTGGCCGGCTGCTCCGTGTCCCGATACGGGCCATGGAAGCGATCCTCGATCGCGTCAGCCGCACGGCATCTGAAGCTTAAAAACCTTGAGGAGGGAGGCGACCAGCTGAACTGCATTCAGTCAGTCGCCTAAGAGGATCCAGTCACTGCCAAAGCAATCGGAGATCCAAAATGCCGAATAACATCGCTACTGCCGTCAATCAAGAACAGCATCATCGTTTAGTGGCGTGACGGGGAGGGTGCGATGACAAGGTTCGCTCTCCTGAAAGACGCGCTTGGCACACTTCGCCGGCACGGCCTGGATGCCGAAGTTGAACACGGTTCGCATTTCAAAATCCGCTTCATCAATACGCTCGGCAGCAACTGTCTTCTCGTTGTGTCGCGAACGCCGGGTAATCGATCCGCAATCAAAGCCAGCCGCGCTGAATTACGGCGCCTATTACGGAGGCCGGCGCGATGACAGCTGTCCCCACCATCCCCACCCGTGCACATCTCGATCGGTTTTTTGAGCGGGTTAATCCGACCCGCGGCCGGCTGATCTTTGCCTTGGATGCGACCGCGTCCAGGCAGCCGACATGGGATACTGCGGCGCAGCTCACTTCACAGATGTTTGGCACGGTGGCTGCGATCGGCAGTCTCGATGTGCAGCTGGTTTATTACCGCGGCGAGGGCGAATGCATCGCTTCGCGCTGGCAATCCGATGCCAAGGCACTCGCGGCAATCATGTCGCGCGTCATGTGCATGGCCGGGCATACGCAGATTGGCAGAGTGCTCGCGCATGCACGGAAAGAGAACGCACGCGAGAAGGTCAACGCGCTGATCATTGTCAGTGACGCCTGTGAGGAATCCCCGCCTGCCCTAAACGGCGAAGCCAGCAAGCTCGGCGGCGTTCCAGTTTTCATGTTTCAGGAAGGCGACAGCGAAAGCATTGCCGGGATCTATGCCGAGATCGCCCGCATTACCGGCGGCGCGTTCTGCAAGTTTGACGCTGGCGCCGCGCTGCGCCTGGCAGATCTGCTCAAGGCCGTCGCCGCTTTTGCTGCCGGCGGCGTCAAAGCCCTGGCAAATCGAAACAGCGAAGCAGCGCGGTTACTGCTCACACAAATCAAAAAGGATTAGCGCTCAATGCCACGCCCTACGATCGACTATCTGAACGCGAGGCGGGCGCTGAAGCCCGCCAGTGGCGGCAAGATCTACAGCTGCAAAGCCAAATACGCGTCGGAGAATTTGCTTCGCTGGTGTGTGGATGATGGATTGAAAACGGCGATCGAAGCCGTTGGCGGTGCAATTGCGCTTGCGAGCCTGCTCAAGATCAGTCCGCAAGCGGTCTATCAGTGGCGCCGCGTGCCAGATCGCCGAATCATCCAAATCGAAACGGTCACAGGCGTGCCGCGCGAAGTATTGCGGCCGGATCTTTACGAAGGATGAGAAAGGACGGCGTCGTGAAGATCATCAGCGCAGACGAACGGCTTGCCGAGAAACGCGGCGCAAAAATTTTGCTCCAAGGACCGACCGGCATCGGCAAGACCTGGCAAGCGCACACGCTCGATCCCAAACGCAGTTTGCTCATCGATTGCGAGGCCGGCGATCTGTCAATCCTCGATTGGCCGGCGCCAACCACACGGATCGATAATTGGCCGGATGCGCGCGATTTAGCGTGTCGAATCGGTGGCCCCAACAAAAGCTTCCCGCCGACCGCGGCCTATTCACCGGCGCATTTTGAGGCAATCGGCGGCTACGTCCAAAATCTCGATCATTATCAAAATATCTTCGTCGACAGCCTGACGGCGATTTCGCGGCTGTCGTTTCGCTGGGCCGAGCAGCAGCCTGAAGCGTTCAGCGAGCGTAGCGGCCGCAAGGATCTCCGCTCGACTTACGGCCTGCACGGCCGCGAGATGATCTTGTGGCTTAATCAACTGCAGCACGCGCGAGCCAAGAATGTGATCTTCGTCGGCATTCTCGAGCGCGTGGTCGACGAGCTCAAACACGTCGAGTGGCAGCTGCAGGCCGAGGGCAGCAAAACCTCGCGCGAGCTGCCTGGCATCATCGACGAGATTATCACTTACCAATTTTTGGATTTCGGTGACGGCAAGCCGCCGACGCGCGGCTTCGTCTGCACTAACCCGAATCCTTGGGGATATCCCGCCAAGGACCGTTCCGGCCGCCTCGATCAAATCGAACCGCCGGATCTCGGAAAACTACTCACGAAATTAACCAGCAAAAGGACAAACGCTCATGACGATAGATCTTAATACCGCAGGCACGCAGGAACGCGAGGTCATCCCTGCAGGCACCATCTGCACATTGCAAATGACGGTTCGCCCCAGTGGCGTAGGCGAAGACGACTGGCTGAAGCCTGATGCAAAGGGTTTGAGCGAAGCTTTGGATTGCGAATTCACGGTCGTGGACGGCCCGCACGCCAAACGAAAATTTTGGGAACGCTTTATGCAAAAAGGCACGACCCAGGGCCATGACGACATGGTCAAACACTACACCAAAATCTTGCGAGCCATCATCGAATCAGTCCGCAACATCAAGCCGACTGATCAGAACGAAGTTGCAATAGCAGCGCGGAAAGTGGAGAGCTACGGCGATTTTAATAATCTGCGCTTTCAAGCTCAGATCGGCGTTCAACCGCCGAGGGACAGCTACGATGCGAAAAACTTCATCCTGAGAGTGATTACGCCGGAACGCAGAGACTGGATGCAAATCACCCAGCCGGCAAATGGTGGTGTTGCTGCCGCACCGCAAGCAACAAGCAGCGGAGCTGCTGCACTACAACAAGCAGCATCGCCGCCGGCGAACGCGATCGCGCGGCCGCAATGGGCGGGGTGAGCATGGGCGAGCTCACAAAAAAGGAGAACGAATGGCTCGATAAAGCCATTGCGGCCGCTGTCGCCGGCGCCCGCAGGATCGCAAACAATTCCACGGGCCTGCCACCGATGACGCCGGTTGGCAGGCTCAGCGATCAGCAATGGGGCTGGATCGTCACCGGCGCGATCTTTGGCTGGATCCAGACCCGTTGCGAGCAGGCGATCGAAGAAGGCCTCGATCAAGAAACCGCAGTGCGCCTCACCGGTCTCAATCCGTCGCCCTGTGACGTTGCGGTTGTCACATCGATCTTGCCGGCACTCGCTGGGGGGGTGATCGACTGGTCACAGCCCCTGCAGGATTGGTCGAAAGACGCGATGGTCAATTTTCTGATGTTGGCCCGGCAGCTGATCAACAAGGCCGAGCTCGCACGAGATCAAGGGCCAGGCAAGATGCTGCACAAATCAGAACTTGCGGTCACGGAGTTAAACAATCCAATCCCTTTCGACCTGTGAGATTCGTCATGACGCTCGAACCGTTGCCGCGAGTAGACCCGATCAAATCATTGCACTGGGTGTTGAAAGGACTGTTGCGTCAACACGGAATGCGATGCGTGAGCTTGTATGAGGAAAGCTAACATCATGAAACGTAAAGCTCGCGATTTAACCGATGGCGACGTTTTCCGACTGCACGTCTATGGCGAGGTGCTGACAGTAGCCCCTGTTGCCGATGGCAAACGCATCAAGGTGAAGCTGGCGCTCGAAAATCAAGGGCGCCGCGCTAATCGTGGCGAGCCAACTCAATCCGACAAGCCAAGCGATCTCGAATTCCTCGACACCGGGCATGTTGGAATTCATCTGCCGGCCTGGTCGGATTTTTCATCTCATCGAATGGTATGACGGCGATGACGACGACGAAGTCGTGGATCCGCCGCTCCTCTTAACCGATGCATGAGTTTAAGGACCGGTCGTGAGCACGGCACTGGATTTCAATCGCTCGAATCTATCGGACCGGCCGATCAATCAGCTGATCAACGAGCTGATCGAGCAGGCCGAGCCGCCGAGCGAGAATTTTCGCCAGTATCTCGGCGCCAGTGCGATCGGCGCTGAGTGCTTGCGCAAGGTTCAATACGACTGGATGGTGGATCCGGTATTTCCGGCGCGCATCAAAGATAGCTTCGCACGTGGCCATTTTTTTGAAGATGTAACACGCCAGCATTTGATCGCGGCCGGGTTCAAATTCGCACCGCCCGAGCGCCTGGAATTCAAAGCTGTTGATGGATTATTTCGCGGCCATGCCGACGGCATCCTGATCGCTGGGCCTCAATTACCCGCACTGCGCTATCCGGCTTTATGGGAGCACAAATGCGTTGGGGCGAAAGGCTGGCGCGCGATCGAGCGCGATGGCCTGACCGGGCTTTATGAAATTTACGCCGCTCAGGTCGCCATCTATCAGAATTACCTCGATTGCACCAATGCGGCGCTGTTTTCCGTGGTCAATGCCGACACCGCCGAGCGACTGCACTTTCTGGTGCCGTTTGACGCGCAGCTCGCGCAAGTTATCAGCGATCGTGCCGTTGCCGTAATCGAGGCAACGCGCGCCGGCGAGCTGCTGCCGCGCGTCACGGAAAATCCCAATGATTGGCGCTGCAAAATGTGCAGCCATCGCGAACGGTGCTGGCGATGAACACGCTCAACGAACCAATCGCTAAACGGATCGGCAAGCTAGTCAGAATGTTTGGCTCCGACAATGAGCATGAGCGGGGTAACGCTCTCGAACGTCTCGTCGTTGTTCTTAAGGAAGAAAAAATATCATTCAATGATCTCGCCACGGTGATCGAGAATGCTAACGGCGAAATCGAGGCGAAAAAATATTCCGACACCGACGCCGAAATCATCTTTGCAAAAGGCGTCGAAAAAGGTCGCGCCGAGCGGCCGCGGCAAGAACCGACCGAATTTTTCGACACCAATAATCAACCGCAGTGGCACGTGATCGCGCTGTACTGCCAGCGGCACTATGAACGCCTGGAGCAGAAACACCGCGAATTCATCGACGACATGGCTGGCAATACCGTGTGGCGTGCACCGACAGAGAAGCAGGGCAAATATTTGCTGAGCCTGTTTTACCGACTCGGCAGGGGAAAATTGCAATGACCGACAAGCCGCACACCTACGTCGCTGACATCGCTTGCCTGCCGAAGGCGTTGCAGCACCTCACCGGTCAGAGGCGCTGGGTGGTGTGGCGCTGGGAATTGCGCAAAAAGAAGAATGGCGAAGAGGCATGGACCAAGCCGCCATATCAGTGCAGCAACCCAAAAGCCGCCGCGAAATCCAACGATCCAAACACCTGGGGCAGCTACGACGACGCCGTCGCCGTCGTCGTTGCCGGCCGCGCTGATGGCATCGGATTCATGCTGAAGGACTCCGAAGTTGCCGCCGCCGATCTTGATCACGTGCGTGACGCGCAAACCGGCGAGCTCATTGGCTGGGCCAAGGGAATGTATCACGAAGCGGAACAGCGGCGGCTCTATATCGAAGTGACAGTATCCGGCTGTGGCCTGCGTTTCATCGGGCTGTCGTCAGGAAACGAATTGCATCGCAAATTCACCTTCAACCGCAAGAGCGGCGCCGGTGTCGAGCTCTACCGAAATTGCGCTCGCTACATCACAATCTCGGGGTTGCAGCAGAATTCCTGCGAAGAACTTGGCCCGATCGGTGGATATTTTGACGACTTATTGACAAGGTTCAATGCGCGGCCACCAAACACGAACGCGTTCGATTTTAACAATGCCGGACCGCAGTTCGATTATTACCGACATCTGATCGAGAACGGCGCAGCGGACGGCGAACGCAGCGAAAAGTTTCAGGAAGTGGTCTGGCACCTGGCCGGCGCCGGCTTGACGATTGAGCAAATCACCGACGAGCTTGGCAAATATCCCAACGGCATCGGTCTCAAATACGCTAATCGATTGCTGGCCGAGGTCACGCGCTCATTTGGCAAATGGCAAAGCCAACGGCGCGCTGGCGCAACCGGCGCAGGCACAATTGCAAGCACGCCCTGGCCGCAGATCCAGATCAAGCCCGGCGAGCTGCCACGCGTCGTCAACGAAGCCGAGGATGCGCTGCTATTACTTGGTCGCGAGATCTACCAACGCGGCGGTCTGGTGGTGCGGCTGGTGCAGGATCCGGCGCTGCCGGGCGAGACGGAAGGCTGGCAGCTAATCCCGCTGACCCGGCCGCATCTCGTGGAAACCTTATGCTGCGCCGGCCAGTTCTCACAGTTCGACAGACGCGCCAGGAAATGGACCACGGTCGACGCGCCCGACAAGGTGGCGGACGCTTATCTGAACCGCCGCGGCCGTTGGAGGCTGCCACGGCTGGCCGGCATCGTGAACACCCCTTTTTTGCGACGGGATGGCTCGGTGTGCGAGGTACCCGGTTATGATCCCACGAGCGAACTGCTATTCAAGCCAGACCGCCAAACCTTTCCGCCAATCCCCCAGTCGCCAAGCAAGGCTGACGCGATCGCAGCCTTGAAGGCGCTCGAGCTGCTGATCCATAGCTTCCCCTTTGTCACTGCAGCTGACCACTCGGTGGCAATGTCAGCGCTTCTGACAATCCTCGACCGCCGCTCGATGGCGACGGCGCCCTTACACGGCTTCACCTCGCCAATGGCAGGGACCGGCAAAAGCTTGCTGGTCGATCTTTGCGCCATCCTGGCCACCGGCCGGCGCATGCCGGTGATTGCACAGGGACGCTGCGAAGAGGAGCTCGAAAAGCGCTTGGGCGCCGCGCTGCTAGCCGGCGACACCGCAATCTCGCTGGATAATTGCGACTCCGTACTCGAGAGCGCTTTCCTGTGCCAGGCGCTGACGCAGCCGAAGCTTAATATCCGCATGCTTGGTTATAGCAAAAAAGTCGAAACCCCGGTCAACGCCACGGTGTTCGCAACCGGCAACAACCTGACCATCGGCGGCGATCTGATCAGGCGGGCGCTATTATGCGCGATGGATGCCGGCTGTGAGCGGCCGGAATCGCGGACATTTAAGGAGAACGTGATCGACATCGCCGAGCGCCGGCGCGACGCTCTGGTGATGGCGGCACTGACCGTGCTGCGCGCCTGGCACTTGGCCATAGCCGGCGGCGAACGCACGCATATGCCGCCCCTAGGATCGTTCGAAGAATGGTCGTTCCGGATCCGCGAGCCGCTGATCTGGCTCGGCAAGGTGGATCCTTGCGAGACGCTGGCCGAGATCCGCGATAACGACCCACACCGCGGCGAATTGATCGCTGTGATCATGCAGTGGAAGGAACATCTCACTTTGGACCAGAAATATACCGTGCAAGAGGTGATCGAGCGCGCGGTCAACGTGTCGAGCTTCTACAACGCGCTGTCGGCGGTTGCATTGGCGCGAACGGGAGGAATGGTGAGCAATAAAAGATTGGGCCGGTGGCTCAAGGGCGTTAAAAGCCAAATTGTCAATGGTCTCACGCTGTTAGAAGATGGAAACACCGGCGGTTATCCGCAATGGAAACTGACGCAGCGCTAGGTGGAGTTGGGTTTAGTTGGGTTTTTTCCTATCAGACCCCCTATACGCGGGAAGTGTCAGGTTGGAATTAATTATCAGTATTGACAGTCATGGAGAGTAAGGGGTCGCATGCTCAAAAATCCAACTAAACCCAACTTGCAACCGATTGCGCGTCAGCTAAGTCAAAGGTCAGTCATGACCGTCGACGAGGCAGTTGAGTCCGATCGGCGTTATTTCGACGAACATCCTGACGATGATGAATACATTCGCGAATTCGTGCCCGGTGAATTCGGCAAGGCCGAGCTGCCGGAGATCCCGCCAGGCTTCCGCTACGCCACCCATGTTTCCGTGTTAATGCGCAATGGACAACAGGTTGGGCGTTATCGAAAACTGATGACTGTCTGCGACGGTAATGAATTGCGGCGTCAAGGGTACATGAAATGAAAAAGCTCAACTGGGCAAAGCAATGCCGGCGCGTCGCATAGTCCAATCAACCAATCCCCGTGATTGGTATCAACTCGAGCGTCATCGCCGGCGTGCCAAGCATCGGCTCGAGCTCGAACCGTTCTGCCGCCTATGCGCTGCGAAAGGAATTGCCACGCCCGCCCGCCTGGCCGATCACGTAGTCCCTCACCGCGGCGATTGGAATTCCTTTCGCATGGGCAAATTGCAAAGCTTGTGCTGGCGCTGCCATTCGTCAACGAAACAATTGATCGAACTGCATGGCCATGATCCGCGCATCGGCATCGATGGTTTCCCAATCGACAAAGCGCATCCCGTGTTCGGCAATCCGCAACCGCAACCGCAATTTGAATTCGACATCGCCGATCTGATCGCGTGAGGCCAGGCGGCCGGTCGCAGGGCAACCTCGCCCACAACAAGGCCGGGGGGGCG